GCAAATGCAAAATACGGTAAATGAATTACGAGGAACATATAAGTTGTCAGATAATGACATCCAAGACTTCTTGCAGTTCACTACCCAACCAAAGGAGCGAGTAGGTTTAAATAACTTAGTAAAGCTCTGGCAGATGCAGAACGGTACTTCTGTTGCAAACAACGATACAATGGAAGCGGTAAATGCGGCTAAACAAGCACCCAGAACTGCTGGTGTACTTCAAGGACAAGCTCCTCAGTCTCCAAAGACTGATTCGGACAAAGTATTTGATAACATCATGGGTTCTGGCTCTGGAGCGGCTTTACCATAATAATAAACACATACTAAGAGGTATATAAATGGCAATATCATATAATACTGGATCTTTAAAGTCCAGCGATATTTCTGCTCAAGCTTCTGATGCAAGTGTAGGATTTAGACCCGATAGAAGACGAATTTTTAATTTCGGTGACAGAGTTGCCGAATTGACTCCTGAAGAGTCACCATTCTTCGTCTATCTAAATAGGGTTTCTAAAGCACCTACTGATGATCCAGTCTTCCGCTATCTAGAAAACCGAAATCAAATTAGCTTTACAGATCGTTCTTTTCTGTTAGCGGCTGATGTCAATAGCGGTTCTGCTGTATCAGCAGGTTCTTCGTATTCATTTACTGTAGATACTGCGGGTGGAGCGGCTGTTGAATATTTGGTTAAGGGAATGGTTTTTGCAGTAAATACCGTAGGTAATGCAACACCAGACTCTGATGATACAAATGGCTATGGTCAAGCATTAGTAAGAGTAGATTCAGCAATTTCTCATGGATCTAGTTCGTCTACTTTCACAGGAAAGATTATTGACGTATCTAATTCAGGAGTTTCAGGTTATAATGTTTTAGAAGACAATGACCCAGCACAAATTATTGGAACTTCATACGAAGAAGGTTCTGGTTCTCCAGACGTTTTTTCAAGTGAAATTGAAGATGGATTTGGCTATACTCAGATCTTTAAAACAGCGGCTGAAATGACAAACACAGCATACGCTACACGCTATCGTGGTTATCCCGATGAGTGGAGTCGTATCTGGGCTACTAAACTTAGAGAACATAAGATTGACATTGAAAGAGCTATGCTCTTCGGTCAAAAAGCTCGTGTTGGTGGCATTCAGTACTCTGAAGGTCTAGTAGGACACATTGTAAAAAATGTTAATCCTGTTGCAAACGATGCGGCTTTCAGCTATTCTTCTGGAAGTGCTTATCATAGAACTGTAGCACAGTCTGAGATGACTTACGATAGATTACTTAGTGATCTTGAAGTAATTTTTGATCCGGCTCGTGGTGGTGCTTCTGATAAGTTAGTACTTTGCTCACTACCAGTAATTACATTCTTTAACAAGTTAGGTGCAGATGCTTTCCTAAATCAGTCTTTACAATCTGGTTCTTCAACCAATGTTAACACTGGTGCATCTCTTGCTCGTTATAATATGTCTGAAAGACAAGGTGCTTTTGGTCATAGCATAATGGTAATTGATACAATTCATGGAAGACTAAACCTAGTTAAAGAACCTCTATTTAGAGGTATTGCTTCTGGCTTTATGTTAATGGCTGATATGAGTCAACTAGCTTACAGACCTTTAATCGGTAACGGTATAAATCGTGATACACAAGTGATGACTAACGTACAGTCTGCTGATGAAGATCTAAGAAAAGACATGATCTTAACTGAAGCAGGTCTAGAAGTTACTCTTTCTGAGTCTCACGCATTATACAACCTAGAAGGAGTATAAGATGAAAGCAGATAGTCTAAATAAATCAAGTGGTGCTTTTATAGAAAGATCTAATGTTAAGCCAAACCACTCTCAACCTATAATTGCTTCTACTACTACATTTGATGCTTCAGATGTAGGCTCAGATCACATTTTAAGTGTTGATTGTGTTATCACCTTACCAGCAACTTCTGTTGGTTATGTTTACACTTGCATTGCTGGTGCTGATGATGTTGAAATAACACTCAGTCCAAATGCTAGTGATAAATTCTTAGGTGGTTGCGGTTTAGCGGCTCAAGCTGATAACAAAGACTTAATTTACTCTAATGGTAAAGAAGGTGATTGTGTTCAGGTTGTAGCAGATGGTACACATGGTTGGTACGTTACTCACCTTTCTAGTTCAGGTAATGTATCTATAGAATCTTAATCCGAATACATAAGGATAACAGTTTATAGTACTGTGGGGAGGTTCAATAAAAGTTCCTCCCCAAAACTATAAAAGGAATATTATGAAAAAGAAATGTATACATTGTAATCACCCTAATAAAGAAGGGTGGTTTTATTGTAAGAAGTGCGGTAAGAAAGCTTCAGAAAGTATATTTACTACAAATATGTATATGATGTCTGATATGGGTAAACGTACAGATGTAGAAATATCCGCACAAAGTATTGATCAAAATGCAAAAGAGATGAGAGAAAGACTTTATGGCAACTAAAAAGAAAGCAGTAAAAAAGAAAACTGTAAAGCCAATTAAAAAAAAAGATCCAGTAATGGAAGCTTTAAGAAAGCCAGTTAAAATATAATGGCAACATTTGAAGAACAGGTAGAATCATTAGCCTCTATTTCTATAGATAGTAGTGGAACTACACCAACTCAAGGTGAGCTTACACAATTTTTAACAGATGGTGCTAAGGAGATTATAAATTCTTTACCTAAGAGTTTATTAGAAAAGTGTGCATCAGTAGATACGTTAGATAATTCTACAACAACATTAACTTCTATAAATAGAAAAGGAATTATATTAAATGTATTAAGAGATGAAGGTAATGGTGCTAACGATATTGAACAACCTTGTAGATATGTAGCTAGTCATTTAAGAGGTAAGATACAAGATAGTAGTGAAATGGATTATGCAACATCTACAGATCCAGCATATTTAATATATAATAATGCTTTAGAAGTATATCCAACACCAACAGCAACAGAGCAGGCTTATGTATACTATGTTAGTTATCCAGAAGTAAATTATAGTGATAGTGATATATCTTCTTTAGTGCTTACAGGTGTTACTGCTACTAATGCAGATCCTAGTGTTTTTACTAAGTCTAGCCATGGATTAAGTACTGGTGATGAAGTAAGGCTTTCTGGATTTAATGAAATGACAGAATTAAATGGTATGGTTGGAACTGTTACCGGAATTGACGCAAATACTTTCTTAATAGATGGTATATCAGGAGATCCAGCAGAAACTACAGGTGGGCAAGTTTCAAGACTTGGTGGCTTTCCAAGTGAGGCAGAATATTTAGTAGTTATATATGCTACAATAAAAAGTTTAGAAGCATTATATAGTGGAGAAGAAGATATAGAGTTGTATATTCCCATTATAAATCAGTTAAAAGAAGATTATAAATCTGGGTTAGCCCAGCTAGTGAGGTAACATGGCACATCCAATACATGAACTTACAGTAAAGCAAATTATAAGTAGGGTTAGGCAAGTATTTCCAGATGCACCCGAAACTTATATTATGTCACTTATTAATGATGCAGTAAATGAGATTGGTCAATATTCTCAAAAGTCCGTATCGGCTAAAATAGACTTAGAGTCAGGCAAAATGTTTTATGCTATTGGAGATGGTGCTACAGACTCTGCTGGGGAAGATATGGGTGTAAATAAAATTTATAGAGTAGATATTCTTGATGATGCTGGTGATTATATAAGAGTACCTAGAGTATTAGATGGTGAACCTTTACAATTTGACATTGCATCTGAGAGTGCAATAAACGTACCAGAATAATGGCATTAGCACAAGAAAGAACAGAAATAACAGCTCGCAATGATGTCTCTGGTAGTTTACAGAGTACATATTTTTTTATTAATGCAATAGAAGCAGATTCTACTACTGATGTAGGATTTAAAACAGTTGAATATTATGTTTGGTTTGATGTTTCTAGTGGTGGGTCAGATCCATCTCTAGCTGGTAAGACAGGTGTAGAAGTAAATATATCTACAAACGATAATAAAATAGCTGTGGCTACAGCTATAGAAAGTGCATTAGGTGCTTTGTCTAATTTTACAGCATCTCGTGCTGATCATGTAGTTACGATAACAAATACAAATAGAGGTAGCGTTACAGATGCTTCCGATTTTAATAGTAGTGTAGCTTCAATATCTGTAACAGTGCAAGGCACTGGTCAATTAGTAGGCAATATAAAGTATCCCGAAGCTAGTGTTAATTATTTTATTCGTGGTGATCACATGGGTATCATTACAAACTATGATTCAGAAAGTGAAACGAGAACAGCTAGAAAATCTTACACTGCAATAGACCATAATATAGTTAATGGTCTATTGATACATTATTATGGAAATCCCAAAAAAGTAACTGCAATAACAGATAAGCCAGACGTAGATAATTTATTTCATTCTGCTATTGTAGATTATGTGAAAAAATGCTTATATATGGATAGGGCTGGAACGGCAAGTGACGGCAATATAGCACAGGTTTCTATGGGACTAATGGCACAACATGAAAGAAGTTTTAATAATGCCGTAAAGAAATACGGAACAAAAAAGAGAAGTAAGA